ACCTTTACTCCAAGATATGGGTTAACAGACATTATGATTCGATTACTTGTGCTGAGAGTTTAAGTTTTTTTGCTGATGACAGTGTCATGTTTCCACCAGCTTTAATTTCTACATCATTTGTAAAGTCTAGTGTTCCCTTTCCGTAACCTTTTAGATTTACATCACCAAAGGTTTTGATATCGGCATTACCCATTATTTTTACATTAACATTTCCACCGATATAGACTTCGTCATTTTTGCACACTACAGTGTAACGGTCATTGACGATTCGTGTCATCTCAGACCCATCGGGTTCTATTGAATGAAAGGTTCCTGACCTATGTGCAACGGAAACTCTTTCTGCACCTAGTGTATCATCTAACTCTAGTAAGTGTCCTGATTCGGTGAACACAGTTTTGTTGTACGGGTATTTTGGGTCTGCTTTAGAAACATATGACATGTTCGACCCTTTGAATCCAAAATCCCTATCGGTGTAGTCTCCCTCACCTCGTGCGTAAGGAGAATAATCAGGAGCATCAGTATAATATGGGTAATATGGTTTATCGTCTTCCTGAGTCTTTGTAGGCTCTGTGATACCGTTCTTTTCTTCCTTCTTCCATGGCCCGTAATTCAACGGGGTCTCTCTTTCATCAGGAATTTGAGGTGCATCTTCTAAAGATGCAGTGAGACCATATGTTCTTCTTGGGTTGTGTGAGGGTGTGGTACCATCGGGGGTTCCTGTATACTCACTCGTTGTCAATCGTCTTGGGTCACTGAATCCTATAGTAACCTTTCGTTTTATAAGGTTTCCATTTGCATCTTTCTTGTATCCTTGAACAGGAATACCTGCAACAACTCCTGTGATTACAGGGTCTTGTTGACTCTTACCATCTCTAAAGAATCCATAAACACTCGAACCTTCCACAAGACCATGTTGTGTTCCGAATCCTGTTAACCCTGCAGAGGTTGTAGGAAGAATTACAGTAGACCATGGAAGGTCGGGTGTTGAAATCTGAGTCTTCTCTTCTGAATGCAGGCCGTGAATACGAACTCGTACTCTTCCAACCATCATAGGGTCGTGTCTGTCTTCAACTACACCATAAAATGTTTCCATTATTCTCTTCCCTCTATTTTTCTTAACAAGAGTGGATTAACATCTTCAATCCGTTTTGCATAAGATTCTTTACAAACACCCATAACAGTAATACCTTCTTGAGATGTTGGGTCACCTGCAACTCTTAAATCTATTATAAGGTATCTATGGTCGTTCAAACCATCATCAACCGAGTTGAGTCCTGAACCACCTGAAGGTATGATTAGATTTACTACTGTTCCTACAGTTAAATCTGTTCTGAATGGAACGGTGACTTCAAGTCTATGTTGTGCAAGTATCTGATGCATTGCATTTCGTTCAAACCCAGCTGGTGTATCTGCTCCACTATCATAAGATGCAATACTTTCATCCGATGTGTACTCACTTGCATTACTATGTGCATGAACCATCTTAGTAGATACCTTTAATGCACTTCCAATAGACTTATTGGGGGAATAGTTTGCATCTGTAGTTTGCAATTCAATTGAGTCACCAACTGAACCAGTTGTTTTCGTAGTTTCAAAGAACCCGTTTGTCTTTGAAGTAGTTCTAATCATCGGGGCCTGACCTAAATGATTCTTTCTATTATACACTTCCCCTATATCGTGATGTGTCTCCATCTCTAGTTTTAGAATTGGGTCATAAGTCATCTGTCTTCCTGAATATGTCCCTGACCTAGTTCCCTCAAGTGTATCGAATAATTGTGGGTTGTGAAAATCTATAATCTGAAAGTTTTTATCTTTAGGATTTTCTTTGTCTTGTGTAATACCATAAGTAAATGTTGCAGGTTGTTCTAATTTCATCATCCCATCTATGTCCATAAATCTAAAACCACCATTAAGTGATTGGAAGAAGAAGAACCCTCTATGAAATGCAGGAGCTCCATCACCCTCTGCAGATGTTGAGTCTGCCTGTTGACATATAAAATCTATTGTCTTGTCTATTGTCCAGTTTGGACAAATGAATTGTACTTCAGGAGATGTGGGAAGTGCATAATCAAATTCATCTACTTTAAAAGACCCTTCCTTTGTTAGTAGATGCACAAGGATATCATTATAAGTTCCACGATAACTTCTACTTATTCTTGACCTTAGTGTGTAGAACTGTCTTGGAGAAACTAACTCCACTTCATATACCTCTAGTACACCCTTTCTCTTAACATTATGTATTTTATGAATTTGAAATGTCTTGTCTATTGAGTAGGGTGCATCCGAAACTTTTTCACCATCATCCATCTTACAGGAAATACGAATAAACTCTTGACCATTAACTCTATAGTTCTTAAGTAGATTAATACCATCACCAATAACCATTCTTGCTGTTACAAATTTATTGTATATACTCTCATACAAATCAAATTGCACCACCAGTTGTTTAATATCAATGACCTGTCCTTCTTGATTTATAAGGTCTATAGCTTCAAACCAAATTTTACCTGCGGTTTCTGTATTCATTAGTTTCTCATCAATTCTTCAAATTCGGTAACAACTTGATTGATTACTGCAGGTCTGATAATCTTAATACTTCTCTTTTCTTCGTTTAGATTATACTCATGGTCTTGGTAAGTAACTGCTACAGCTGTAGGTGGATTGGATGTAAGTTCGGCCGTTGGTTCGTTATGAACTTTGTATTCAAGTCCTGTACTGTCTGTCACTACCCAATGATGAATACCATCTCGTTTATTTACTACAGATGAAGGTGTGAAAGTTCTGTTGGTAAAGATGTTATTAATCTCAGTACCACTAGTTTTACTAGTAATTGAATTTGCAGAGAACACATCCCCAACAACTGAAATTCTCTTCCGAGTTAAATCCACATCCGTGATATTACCAGTGACATTTGTATTTGATGTCTCGTATATCTCTTCACCAATTAATAACTTATTTGTAGATGATGTCATCAAGTCTGATACCAAATCTGCATTCAACCATTGTCCTTTATATTTATTTGACATATGGTTTTCTAATGTTATACTGTCCTTGTGCCAATCACCGTAAGTTGCAAAATCATTTACAAGAAATAGTGTCCAATGTAAATCTGAATCACCATAAAGTTTATTTGCAACTATATCGGGTCTCTCCCCATCTTCTAATTGATAGAAGGTATAGTCAACAACTCCCCAAAGTGATTCCTGTTCAACAGAGGCTTTCTTAAAGAAATCCTTAATGGTAACAATCTTACCTGTACCAAGTGTGTATTGAACTTCCGAAAAATTACTAAACATTTTATTAGGCATTATCCATTACCTCCCTGTTCCAACTTGGCCTTTGTTCCGAAACCAGCTTCATCATAAGTTCTTCCACTCTCTGATGCATTAGTTATGGCAGATATTTTATCGTAATTTTGTTGAGTAAGTATAATAATTTCTTGCATGGTTAATGTCATTGTTGTTCTTACTGGTTGACCAGTATGGAATGTTGAAAGTTTCTGACCACCATCATGGTCAATTTCGACATTTTTACAAACCATTGTAAGGAATCCATCAACATGATGTTGAATGGGCCCCTCAAAGGAGACCCGAAATTTGTTTGGATAGTTATAGAAATGCATGTTTATACCATCATCGGCATCTGTCTCTTTTCCCGTGGTACTGTCAATTTTAAAGGGTGCAGTATTTGGTAATGTGGCACGTCTAAAGGTGTTTATAATTTTACCAACTTCTATAGCTTCGTCCTCTGATGTAGGATTGAAGTCATAGTTAAAGGTAAACTCTCTAAAGTCTACCCCATCTAAAAGAACCTCATCCATTGGATTGACTGCACGTCCCTCGGCCAAGTCATTAATATTACCACCCATTAATTTTCGAATTATGGTACTTTTTGCCTTTGACATTATAGCACCAGCATCTAAAGTTCCACCTTGGAGGAGACTATTAATTTCTCGTTTCAATACTCCAAAATCTTCCTTACCATATGCAACTGCAGTTGATGATTTCAAACCATCGGGAACATATAATCTTATTTCTGTAGTACCAAGTGAGGAATCTGTAGTAATCTTTGCATCAGCCACCCTTGGTAGTATTCTAAATATAATCCAATTATCTATTTCTGCATCTCTGTTTTTCGGAAAGGTTAGTTCATTTATCACCAACCCACTCAGTCTACTTTCTTTGGTCGCGGTTTTTATACCACTATTTTTTTCTTGCAACTCAGTCCTTCTACTCTCTAAAGAACTTCGTAGTTGTTCAGCTTGTTCCCCAAGTGTATTAGTGTCAACAACACCTAATGCACTACTGAGGTCACTGAGACTTCCCTTTAAAGACTTGAACGCTGATTTGGCTTTACTGATTTTACCCAGTAATTTATCGATTTTGGACATACATAAATACCTGTAGATTATAATATATAGTTATTTATGTCGAGAAAATCATATAGCGGAAAGTTTAAACCAAAGAACTACAAAAAATACAAAGGAGACCCTACTAAAATCTTCTATCGTAGTCTTTGGGAACGTAGATTCATGGTATATTGTGACAACAATACCAAGGTACTAGAATGGGCCTCCGAAGAAATCATCATTCCATACATCTCACCTCTAGATAATAAGGTACATCGTTACTTCCCCGACTTTAGTATTAAGTATGAGAATGCACAAGGGAAAACAATTCGTGAAATTATCGAAGTAAAACCAAAGAAACAAACCAAACCCCCTAAAGAACCTAAACGAAAAACAAAAAGATATCTAGAAGAGTGTCAGACCTATGCAGTCAACATGACTAAGTTCAAGGCTGCAGAACAGTACTGCAAAGATAGAAAACTAAAATTTAGGATTTTGACGGAAGACCATCTTACATGATAAATATAAGATGTTAGATATCTCAAAAATACTTACCCACCCTGTTCCCCACATAAGAATCGAGAATGTTTTCCCTGAGAACATATTTAATCAATTGGTTGAGATGACTAAACTCCCATTAAGACATGACTTACAGATAGGTGGTGGAGAGAGACCACCTGTTAAAATAGATTTGTGGTATCCTGAGCCGACTGGATTTCATGAAAATCAAATTGCTAGTGTTAGGATGGAAGCAGAAAAACACTTCGTTAAACAAGTCTTTGATAGAAGACTGGAAATTGGTAACTCACTGGGTTATGACTTAAGTGAAATTGTTTTTGATGTACCAAGAACAACAATCCAAGGATACAAGAACGAAATTAACGATGGTGTTTATAGAATACACCAAGACATATCATGGAAAGTGTTAACAAGTATAGTATATATTTCCCCTGAAGTGAACAATGGAACTAGGTTCTATTCAAATGAACAAGGTGATGACATGTATGAAGACCCTTGGAAACCTAATTGTGGGTATATCTTCTGTAGAACTGAGAACTCTTGGCATAATTTTGTGAACACTAGCTCTGATATAAGATGGGTGGTTATGTTTAATGCAAAAAAGCTTGATTCTGATACACTCCAAAGTCATAAATAGAATATATGGCAACTTTGTTTGAACGACTAGATGGTTTATCTCCCAGCGACCTAAAGAAAAGAAGTGTTGAGGGGTTAGAGTGGTTCCGAAACAGAGTTAGAGATGTGAGGTCTAATACTGGAACTTTTTTAGAATCAGGAACAGCCACAGACACCTTGACTGGTGACCAACTTATGGGTGGTATGTATATGTTTGTCTATGATGCAAAGTATCAAGACACTCTACCATACTGGGATAGATTTCCACTCGTGATAGTGACAGATTTAACTAAAAATGGATTTCAGGGA